AGGGTTTCCCTGTAATTGCAGGCGCGTTCAAGTTGAAAGGCACCTGCTCACGGGTTGGCTTGTTAAATAAATCTCTGCGTGTCATGGATTAATAGTTGTTGTAGGCGCTGAAGGAAGTTGACTTGTCTGTAAGCGCTTAGCGTCTGCGTAATTCCCAAGGCTCGTTGAGGTTGCACTCAGCATTGTCCCAAGGACGTTAGGAGTAGCGATAGGCTTGTTGATGTTGATGTAGTTCTGTTGTGCTTGGAGTCCAAGGTCACGGGCTCTCATCTCGTATGCCTGATCAGCCAAGTATTGATTCTGTTGGATCGCATAGTTGTGCTCCCCTACTTGCCTCTCGAGGTCTCTCATTTCCGCAAGGAAACTTGCAGACCCAAGACTTATGCCTCCCTCGGCAGCTGCCACTTCTTTACGCGCCATGGCCTCCATACTGGCCCGGTTGGCCGCTGAGACCTCCTGAGCGAGCCTGAGCGACTCAGTGGCTTGTTGTTTACGCATTGCTGATACCTGCTGACTGTATCGAGCATTCTCTGCAATCGTAGCTCGTTCCTGAGCCTTAGCTTGCATTGAAGCCTGTTGACTCTGTGCTCCAATTGTGAGCATTCCTTGGGCAAGAGGGCCAAGCACAGACATAGTGCCGACCGCCTGCGCGATGACACCAGTAGACGCTAATGCACCAGTAGTGGCACCGGTAGTCCCGAGTAGCGCTGCTCCTGCTGCACCAAATATAGGTAAACACATAGTTTTTAATTAGGGGTTATAATAAATTCGTAAAAAGGATTGTCAGAGATAGTAACTTCGCGCACGAACTTAGCGCCACAAAAGCGAAGCCAGCGGACAGCCACTTTGTTCTCTTTGAGGACCACGTTCGTGGTGAAGGCATACGGTTGAGACAGGTGGTTCACCCAGTCTCTCGACGCTCGGATAAACTGTCGCTTATGAGTGAGCACATCGTCCGCCCCGAGCATCCAAATGTAACCAGAAGGACCTTCGAGTGGCCCTGAGCCGAACATAGCGAACACCTTGCCCTCACCATCAAGCGCTGCATACGTTGAGATGTCTGTTGTCAGTGCGAGCATCAGAGCGGTCTTAGGGTTACTACCGAGCAACTCACACTCGCGCACATCGTGAACCCTGAGTTTATCTTTGAGCTCGTGAACGTGCTGAATAGTCGCTCGGACTATCGAACAGTCTCCGTATGTTCTACGCACCATATCTCGGTGACCGTGTGTGGACAAAGGTTTCAAATTCAGCAGACTGGAAGTTACTAGGCATCGCGCCGTTGTTCTCAATGATAATCTCTAAGTTCCCTGACGATGCAAACACAGGAGCTTTGAAGAATCCATCTTTTAGTTCAACGCGGCTCGCTGAGTCATACGTCGCTGGGAATGAATTAGTGTATTGTGAACGCTTATCTGGCGTCACTTTGATCTCATAGTCAGACGTGCGTGTATGATACAGAGATAGATTTTTAATAAACTGCTTAGCAGCTGCGTTAGGGGTCCGCGCTTGGCCTGCTTGAGCCTTGAAGATCTGCTCAGAGAACGTGTATTTACTGTTGAACTCATAGCCGACCCAGAGGGGATCTCCATCTGTAAGGCCATCACCGTCAGTAATTGTAATCGAAGGGAAGTTGCTAGTGTCTATTGACCGCTTGGCTCCTTTGGCATCATAAACTACAAAATTAGCAGCACCAGATCCACTAGCGAACACAACAGGCGCGCTATAAGAATTGAAGTTCAAGATGTTCTCTCTGAGAGGTCTTTCAGCGCCTGTGGTGTAGTTAGGGAAACGTATTTGCCATCCTCCTGATCCTGACACAGCGATAGCAGGAACACGATCATCGAGGTGCGTTATGTGGATTTCACCTGAAAGCGGCTCTACGTATGTTATGCCTGTGACGGTTGCGTCGCTAGGAAGTGAAGTAAATGTGTAATCAACGCTGCCTTCATCTAGTCCGTCAAAGTTAAGCGGGAGGTATGAAAGATATGTTGAATTGTTATCCGGATTAGAAAACAACAAGTAGAGCGTAGAGTCCATGAACTCAAAGCCACGCACTTCACTGCCGAACGACCACTTAGCCCACGAGCTGAGAACTTTGCGTCCTTCGCTATAGAAATATTTATAAATGTATAACACCTGATCGTCTTCTTTAGACAGGACTGCAAGTGTATTCTCTGACAACGATCCGGAGAACCTAGTGATATCTTTAGGTATATACCGAGGAACCTGCTCAGTGATCGCGTTGGACTCGTAGACGTCTGTGTCTTTGTTTAGTGAGAACTCCCTGATCCCTGTGTGATTACCGAAGTCAAACGGATAGTAAATATACGACCCGACAGACACTGGGTCCGTGTCAGCGTTGTATTCAAAGTTAGTCACTGGTTTCACTGAGACCGTCTTAGGCGTCAACAGCTCTTCACCTTTGAGAACAAACTGTCCATTCTCAGCGAACAAAATGAGATTCTCTTGTGACGCAGCAGCCGCGCTGAGATTAACAACACGCTGCGCCTCTACGACCACATCAATCGGGTCCGAGTCGAGCAGTGTGGTAACTGTGGTCCGTCCAAAGTTATACTCGAACACTCCTGAGTCATTGCGGGCTCCTAGTCCGGACTCCGAGAGGATCACGTTGTTCTCACAGATAAACCCTAAGCGATTCTTAAAGAACACGCTGTTCTGGATTTTCTTACCGGCAAACGAAGCGAACGGATTAGTAATATCGTCCCCTGCGATTCGCGGAGCAGTCGCCAAGGGTTTCAACTCAAAAGAATCAACTCCGTTATTAGTAATAAATAAAGGCAGAGTATTAGAATCATATCTAAGCACTGTGTTCGGTGCGACGACTTCTTGCCACGCCCCTGGGCCGATCTCTTGGTTCTGGTCGTCTGTTTTGAACTCGACGTAGTAATCGTCGGCGGACACGTCGTCATCCCCGCGGACTTTGACTCTGAATCCGTTCTTAGCGTATACAGGTAAATCAGTGATTGTCCCGACTTCCTTATAGACGACCCCTAGTGCTCCTCCAGCGATTCCATCGTTAGTTTTAATTTTAAAATCACTTTTACCGGACGCCCTAGCCAACACAATCAAGTTACCCTCACGGGTCAGTGTAAACTCAGTGTTTGTCCCTGCGTTGATCCCAGAAAACACGTCTTCAAACCCAGTGTTTGCGCTGGCGCTGTGAGTACTCGTTCCGTTGTGGTTGTAGCCTTGAATATCTAAAGCGGGGGTTCCGCTCGCTCCTTTAGCAAGTATCTCGGTGATTCTTGAAGTATCCGAGTGGAACGCATGTTCAGAGTTTTCAGAGAATATCTTTATATTAGCGGTATTGTCATACTTAGTAACCCCTCCGAGACCTGGGGACTCTTCGAGTGTCACTGTGATCGATACTGTGCTTCCGATATTCTTCGCCCCCTTCCCGCCCGCTCTAGTGAAATATATGCGTCTCCCTGGGTTTGCGATTGAAGCCGCCGTGATTGTCCCGTTTGTGTCCGAATCAACTTCAACAGTCGGGTCAACGCCGGCAGAAGTGAGGAGATTATAAGTAACCCCAGCATAAGACAAGGTCGCCGGGTATCCGACAACATGATAAATACCCCCATCGGCGTAACCAGAACCTCCGGACCCAGCTACAGACACAGCGCTCGTCTCTGTGAGAACATAATAATTATTGCCCGATCGCTTATACGTCAAAGATAACTGAGCAGTCGCAGGGGTCTCAGAGCTATAGTTTATGTCAACCGCATACTCTTTTTCGTAGTCTCCTTGTTTTACGAAGATCATCGCTTCTTTGGTCAGAGGTGCCGAGCGATCTGTGTTATCTACAGCGACTGTTGCTGTTCTGTTTACTATAAAAGTCCCGTCAGACACTGTAGTAGCCCGCAGGTTTTCACGCGCAGACTCAGCGCTATCCGAAACGTCCAAGTAAGTTCCGGCAGTCGTGTATCCGCCGAGACTATCGTTGATCGTCGCTTCAGCCCCAGTAATTACGTTGTAAGCGCTGAGCTTCGTTTTGTCGTGTATTAATACATACCTCTCTTCTTCACTCCGGTTAATAAAGTGAACAAAGCTGTCAGCCCCGATGTCATTCGGAAGTAAATCGGCGACATACCGAGTGCCGTTGCGCTTTGTCAACCCATCGACAACACTAGACGAAAAGTTAACCTGGTCGTCACACTGACCAGAGAAGCGCGTAGCGTCTGGCTGCTGGCTGACTCCTTGAATCAGGTTAGGTAGCGATGTATTGATTAATGCCATTAGAGAAGGTCGTAGTTGCGGTTAATACCAAGACACGAGGCAACATCGTAGTTATCAAAGATGGTCCTGTCGGCTCCTTGTCCGTCCATCTCTTCAAGGTTGTAGCGTGCTTTGAGTTCATCCCGGAGGATCTGTTGCTCAAGTTCTTGAGACCCTACGACTCGTGTCTGGAAGACCCTTGAGGCTTTAAGTGTAATGTATCTCCTAGCTTGTTCGTGGAGATCAGTGAAATCTAAAAGGAACATCAACCTGACGTCAATGTCTCCTGTAAAAGTGAATGTATTGTCTTCACGGTTAAACAGCTTGCCTCCGCGTTGCACAATGTCCTTAGAGCCATCTAGGGTATCTATGTGCAGAATGTTATCATCGAGGACGATCTCATTGCTAACATTAGGGCTAAGCGTCTGCTTATTGACCGTATTGAAGTGCCATCCCTCTGATTGAACCTCGCGACTAACTTCGTCTAACACGGTGATCGCGGTGACCGCAGAGATAGGTAGAGTGGAAGTAACAGTGATTTGAGTCACTGGGCTTTCCCCAATGTTACCCAGCATCGTATTGACGGCTTCGAGTTTTGTAGTGAGTGGCATAATTTTAAAAATGAAAAAATGCCCCGTCCCCAACTTAATGAGGACGAGGCATGAATTTAGGGTGTGCTATTAAGCAGCAGCAGATGTAGTGGTGTTAACCACAACAGCAGACTCAGGGCGAAGAACACCAAGGCCCATTGCATACTTAGCAACGAACAAGGTGGACTGACGCTCAATGAGATACTCGGACTCAGTAGCGAGGTCGAGAAGCTTAACGCAACCAACAGCAGACGAGTGTCCAGCAACGAAGCCATGACTGTTAAGGGTAGAACCAGACTGAGTATCAGCAACACCATCAAGCTCACCTTTGTAACCAGATGAGGGTGAAGCGATGTTAGTGTCTGCAAACGGGCTGTTAGCAACCGCGTTATCATCATTGGTCTTCGCCGATACAGCAGCTTGAACTCCTGCAAGGTGCGGACTCTTGTAAAGCTTGATACCAGCTACCTCAACAATGTTACCTTTAGCAGCATCAGCAGAACCACTCGAGGTGTCCTTGTTGATTGCTACGTTGTCAGCAGTGAGCAACTTGTAATACTGGAACGGAGTCAAGATAGCAAAGCGGTCATCAGATGGGACCTCTTTCTCATCAAGGGCGCGAGCACACTCAAAGAGTGCGTCCACAAGTCCTCCAGCAGTCATAGTGTCTACATTACTTCCAAAGATCTCGGTGCCAGTAGGGCCCCCAGTGTAGTTTGGAGTAGTGGTGAGACCAGCAGCAAACAAAGTGTTAAGAATCTGGATGTCCAGACGCTTAGCGAGTGCCTTTCCGAGCTCTTTTCCGTATATGCTCCGAAGATCGTAATGATTTTTAACTTCATCGATTCTTGGGATAAGAGTCGAAGCGACGAGCATGTCGTCAATGTTAATTACCTTCTCGTTGTGAGCAATTTGGGACAAGTAGTCGCTAGTGCCAAGAAGATCATCACCAGGAACATGATACTTGGCTTCTGCCTTGCCTGTTACTGGGAACTGAGCGCTCTTTCCGCTGGAGATCGTGCGAGTCATGATGAGGTCCTTAG